GAAGTTCTTACTTCTGCTCGTAAATTTACGCTTCCGGTAAAGCTTGAAGAAAACGCCAATAAGTATGGCTTCTGGTTCAGCGATAGCGTAAGTGCATTGTCTTATGATAAGAAGAACTGTAAATATTATAACGGCGATAATGATGAAATTCGTTATGATGGTTCATTATTGCACTTAGGCGCTACATTCTCGGAAAAGTCTATCTTGGATAGCCTTAAGACAGAACGTATTATTTCTGCTGCAAGCGGCATTATTTGTGAAGACTTTGATGGTTTGCTTGTTGTCGATAAGCATAAAAATAACGTGATGTATATAGATGTAGGTCTCGGTGAATGCGACGGTACTCAGTCTTGGTCTATGACTTGTAGTGCTGAGGGTGTTAACGGTAAGGGATTAATCATGGAGATTGAATAATGTCTGTTGAGTTAGAGTCAGTCAAATATAGTAAAGTTGATAATATCAATAGCAAGGAAATAAAGGTAAGTCCTGCTAAAAGCGTGGTATTCAGACGCTATATTGATTATTTAACTATGAATGATACTCAAAAGCGAATCCGTGATTTTAATCCTGGACGTTACCATATCTATACATTTCCGATAGTTCCTGGAATATCTAATTCTGTAAAATGGAAGTGGGATAAAGAATCGGATAAAGACATTTATTATCTCAGTCAGTATAAAGGAACAGATATTGGCTGTTTAAAAACAGTAACTTTTTTGACGGTCGATAAGGACACACTTACACCGTCGAATAAAAGTTATGAAAAATTATTTGATATTCCTGTATCTGCATGGCTATTTTCTACTAGGAAGAATTTTGATTCTTATATAAAAGATGACTATAATTATACTGCGTATAACTATAATCCTGTAGCTAATAGACTTAATAGAAAGAACTATGAAGAGACAATATTAAAACCTAATAATTTCAATTTTAATTATTGGGGTCAGACATATGATTTCGGAAGCGGTTATAACAATGAAGATTATTTGCTTTATGGAATAACTGAAACTACTTTTGAAGATAGCCAGACTGAAATGACTTCGCTGCCATGCGATTATGAAATCAAGAAAATGACTACGAAGAGCGCAGCCATTGTAATCGCATATCATGCGGATGATATTATAATTCCGGTAACGTATGCGGAATTGCATAATTCTTTCTATACGCCGGATGGAATAATTAGAATTGAATGGTCACAAAACGGTATTATAACTATAGTGTAATATGCACAGAGGATTCGGAACAGTATTGAGACCACATTTATGGGGTTGTAATAAGCCAGAGCTTTCGAGAGTGGCTATTTCTACTGCTATACAAGAATATTTTACTGAAGCATTTAACACACATACGGCTTTACCGTGTTTTATGGTACAAGGCGCTATTACAACTCCTGCAGGAGTTACAACACCGGCTATTGGACCAATAGGAACTATAAGTACATTTATTCCCGGTATAATTAACCCGTTGACATTTACACAAAAGATAAAGAAAGAACCGTTTTATGTTCAGCTTGTATCTATTATAACGGATTTCTTAAGAACTTGTACTGTAACCGTTGATATTAAAAATATCGGTGCTGTTGTACCTATGATGGTACCGTTTCAAGGCTTGTTGAATTTGACACCGTTCGGTCAACAACTTGAAACAAGCATGAAGACTATAAAAGCCCCAAATGCAGAAGCTTGGTATGCAGGACTTGATTTGTATTTTGAAAGTATTTGGACTTATATTTTAGGAACACAAGTTTTCTATTCTTCTCCATGTGCGGGCGGTGTCTTCAACGGGACTATTACATTTACCGGCCTTTCTTTGGCTGTATAAATAAGGTATGGCAAATACTGATATTTCCGCATATTCATGGTTATGTAATACGATGAAGAGTATTACTGCCCCTTTGAGTGAGGGCGGTAATATCGTCTGTGATAATGAAAAAGATACTGTTGATTCCGCAATAAATGACGCGTATGACCTTTTTGGCTTGAAGTGTGTCTACTACCGAGTAACAGAAGATTTGAAGCGTGACAAGCTCTATGGTGAAGACCAGCTGCGTTATATACTACGTAGCTGGTACTTCAACGGCTATATCCAATCTCTTCCTCCTAATGTCAGAATCTATCAGCTTCAGGGCATCTGGGGCGATGATACTGTAAAGATGTTTGCAAGTATTGACGCTTTCAATTATTTCTCTACATACGGCGGAGTGGATAAGAATACACCGGAAGTATATGCGCCACAGTCTCCTTCTATTGGCGATATAATTTATATCCCGGCGAATAATTATTTCTATGAAATTCGCGATGTCAAATACTATGAAGAAGCTTTCGGTTTGAAACCGCATACATATACCTTCACTTTGAAGATGTATAAGGACAACAAGTATACGATTTCAGCAGATTCGCCAACATTGTCTAATAGAAATGACCCCATATACCGGGTCGCGCCTTCGGCGCTTAGTGCACAGTTTAATTACGAAGATCCATTGGCAATTAATGATAACAATTTGGCTTCGGCATGGGCAGGAAAAGACCCATATAATACGGATATGCATTACGAATATCCTGACCCGTTAGTTGAATATGACGACGATAGGCCAGCGGAAAATAATAAGAAATATTATGACCCTTTCCAGGGGTGGTAAAATTAGCCTTATATATAAACATAGAATATGTCAATTTTTTGTAAAAAATACCGACAGGGTATTTTCTACCCTAAAAATCCTAGCAAATGTTTGAACGTTAACGGTGAGATTTCTGCTAGACCTCCTGAATATCGTTCAAGCTGGGAATACAAGCTCATGGAGTGGTGCGACACTCGTGAGCGTGTTATCAAATGGGGTAGTGAAATTCATAAGATTGAATATTATTCTGAAGTGGACGGTAAGATTCATAGGTATTTTATCGATTTTTACTATGAAATAAATACAATACACAACGGAATTAAAAAGTATGCTATCGAGGTAAAGCCTAGCTGTCAGATAGCAAGACTCGACGAGAACGGGATGGTCATCTACCCGGATCCGCCTAAAAAGAAAACTCAAAAATCGTTGCTGCAATGGCAAGAACGTTGCAATGTTATAAGAATTAATAACTGTAAGTGGCAGGCCGCACGAAAATGGTGTCAAGAAAACGGATATATCTTTGATGTATTATCCGAAGAAGACGTAGGTTCCTGGGCCAGTCAAAGGAATGTTAATAAATGAGTGAAATGAACGTCGATGTATTCGATAAATTAGATGAAAAATTTGATATAAAAGAAGAAATACAAAAAACTGAGGAAAAAACCAAGAAGGCTATTGTTGAAGTAAAGAATGGTATCGCTCAGCAGAAATATAATCTTGAAGACAAGGAATATCTTAAGACCGAACTTCAGGATTTGATTTCAACTAACAGGATGGTTCTTGAGACACTTGCCGGACAGATTAAGTTCGGATGTGACCTTGGGCTTATCGCGAGCTTTGCCAATATTTCTAAGACTATTACCGAAAACCTTTCAGAGCTTATCAAGCTTGAGAAACAGGTTACGGATTACCAAATCACAGAGTCTAATGAGAATATTAAGTTGGCAGCAATGGAACAGAAGGAACGAATTGCAAATAATCGTATGTCTTCTAAGGCCGGTAAGTTGCCAAATTTGACGCAGACAAACAATATATTCTGTTCTAATTCTCGTGACGCTTTAGACATGATATTAAACAACAAACAAAAGCCCGAACTCGTTGAATCCGAGATGCCTAATTTTAAGTTTGAAGACGAAGGAGCAGAGGGATAAGGATGGTTTTTTCAGTGCATTACAAAATTTCACATAGAAACGAATTTTTAGAGAAGTATTTCTGTAAGACTTTTAAGAACTGCGTCGATGAAGACGTAGAAATTTCCAAAGATAGACTTACAGACCTCATGGAATTGATGGTTAATCTTATTTTAACCGAAAATAAGGCCGGTTTATATGACCTTTTGACGAAGAAAAACACTAAAACAGCTAGGATTTTCTTCAACTATTTGACATGCTCCAATATCCGTTCTATAAATAAAGAGATAATCAAGGAACGAATTGAAGCAATTTATAAGTTCTAGGAAGGAAAATATGAGAGATTTAAAAGAAATTTTAGAAGAAACGGTTAGTCCGATTAATCTTTCATTCAGTACAGAATATAAGAAGTTTTTGACTGAAGCGGATGATTTCGGAGGAGACGATGCCGGCGGTGACGACGCTGGAGACCCGTTTGCAGATGTTGGCGGTGATGATGCTGCCGCTGATGATGTCGGTGGTGGTGACGCTGGTGATCCGTTTGCTGCAGATGCAGGTGGCGGAGCTGCTGGTGGCGCAGGTGGAGCTGGCGGAGCCGGTGGCGATGCTAACGCTCAAGGTGCCGATGGTGCTGAAGATCCAGACAAGAAACTTTCCCCAGTTGATGACGGTTCTCATGAAGATGACCCGGATTTCACACAGGGACAGGCAGATTCTGACGACGTAACGTTGTCTAAGAATCCTGCAGGTAAGATGATGTATGATACTGAAAAGGTCATGCAGACAGTCATGGCTGTTATTCAGTCTCTTAAGGACGACCAGCTCGTTGAAATCGAAAAGGTTAAGACTGCAATCGAATTGGTATTCAATGGTAAGAAACTCAATGATGAAGATCTTGAATTTACAAACTTGAAGAATGCTATTTTCTTGATTAAGAAAGTCGGAGCCAAGCTTGATACCAAGCATAGACTCTATCTCTATCGTAAGATTAAGGAACCTCTCATTCAGAAGCGTGACCAGATTAAGCAAGACATTGCTGTTAAGAAGGGACAGCTTCAGAATGCTCGAGAAGTTCTTACAGCGATGGACGTCAAGTAAGAGTATTATTATAGGAGAAAATAAAAAGAGGATTGTTTTCAATCCTCTTTTTTAATTATTGTTAAAAATTATTAAGCGAGTGAATTATAGAAAGTTACGATTGCCGAAGCAAGTTCGAGTGTACTATAATCACGGGATGTATAATTCTTAATATACTTGTTGAAAGCCATCGGGCTGCACTTGGAAGAATCGTTAACGATTGATTCTTCACGGTCGATGCTACCATCCTTGGATTCGACAGTATTGATAATCTGTTCGCAAGCACCATGAATCTGCTTTTCCCAAGATTGAATCTGGTCGATAGCGTCCTTCATACGCTTTGTCTGGCTGATAGTATCATTAAAACTAGTACCGATAGAATCGATAACGGATGTAGCAATATCAACCTGAGGCTTAATAGCGTCACGGATAATTGTACGAATATCCTTACCTTTTTCTTCTGCGGCCTTTTCAACATTCAAGTCGTTATCTTCGACAATAATCTTATAATCCTGTGTGGCATTATAAAGATGGTCGATAAGTTTTTCAAAATCTTCTGTTATCATTTAGAACCTCTGATATATTTATAGATTTCATTAATCAATGAGTCTGGAGATACTCCCGGGAATTGATATGAATCTTCGATATTATTAGATTCACGATTCAAACCTTCACGTGCTTTAGTATCTGCCTTTTGTTCTTGCTTATTAAATACTTCCTTACTATGTTTCAAAATTGCCCATGCTGTAGCATAATATGCATAAAGGTCAGAATGGTCACGATTCTTATCAGTTCCTTCATTGAACATTACACAGATTTTCTTACAGTTGGACTTATTGAGATGGTCACGCATCATTTCGCCAGCATCATTGTCCTGGCTTACGATATTACGTGCAATAGGAACAATGCCGTTACCATTTGTACCATGAACAATATCCAAACCTTTCTTCGCGTTATTTGCAAAGCTTCTCATATACTGGTTGAACTGTTCGACGTTTTCAACCTGATATACCTTGTTGTTTTTATCAGGTGGCAAGATATTACGGAAGTCAACAGAACTAAGACGTTCTTCCAAAGTTGGGATGTTGTGTTTTACGACTTCAAACGGATTTTCTTCGTTATCATCCTGCTGTTCTGGTTCTTGGTCATTAGGTTCATCGTTTTCATAAAGACTACGATAAACACTACCTGGTTTCTTTTTAGGCTTAAGCGGTTCAATTTCTATATTTTCTACGCTTTCTTCAATTTCATCGCCGCTTTGGTTTTCAAGCTGAGAAGCAATACAAGAGCCAATAGCTATGAGCTTATAAAGCTTAGGCAAGTAGTTGAGGTTGTCGAGTTCTTCAACAGCATCATAATACCAGTTATTGATTTTGCCAGCACCATACACCTTTTCAAGTTCAGTAGTAAGAATGTTCTTTAACTCATTCAACTTTTCGTTCTTTGCATTGTATTCATTAAACCAAGAGTCATTACTACAACTACGAGCAAAATTATTAAGACCTTCGACCTCTTTCATGATAGCATCTGTAAAT